GTTGACGAAGGTCGCAGGCAGGTTGTGCTTGTTGGTTAGCTTCATGCCTCCCTCGCTTTCAGCATGGCGTCTGCATATTTGTATCTTGCTTCTTCGACCGAACAAAATACGGGTATCTTGGTTTTGTTGCTTCCTGCATACCCATCAACAAACTCGCCTGTGTAGCGGTGGCGTTGAATGTCCTGATCCGTCGCCCGAGCCGCAAAGTAGTCGCGTAGGGTCATGCCTTGTTCTGTGATATGCGACACTCCTGCTGGTGCAGGAAACGCTGGTCCACCTGTGTTCATGACATCTCCTTAGCAACCTTGCGGAAGTATGTCCAGCCTTTCTTCCCGAGGATCACGTACTTGGTGCGGATGTTCCCCTTGGCGTGGAACTTTTTGATAAGACCAACGAATTCGAGGTCATCCATCAGACGGTGGATCGTTGCCGGAGAAGCCACTGCGTCCAGCTTCATGGCCTCGGTCACGGTCAGAAAATTGTTCTCGCCCTCCCTGATCCCGATCCGCTCCAGCAAGTGCAGATGGTTGGCTCCAAGATCCGGGTACTTCGAGTAGAAGTTGTGGCGCGCTTTCATGAGTTTGATTAGGTTCTTCATTGGTTTCTCCAAGGGGTTCGGCCGGCGGCCTGATGTTCTAGTTCAATAATCTTCTCGCGCAGCTTGACAATCTCGTCATAGAGGTAGTCGTACTGCTGGCGCAGACGGCGGTTCTCGTTTCGCTCGTACTCGATGCAGGTGTGCTGGTCGCTGGGATTCTCGACACCGCAGTCAGGGCAGTTCTTCATTCCTCTTCTCCTTCAACAATGTTGGTGCGCTTGTACACGGTCATGGATATGTCCATGAGCTCATAAAACTCACAGCCCATAGCCTTTCCTAGTGTTGTGTACGCAATGCACAGGGCGACGAGGGCGGTCCTTGAACTCTCCTCCTTTTCCTGTACTATGTTGACGATGTCTGCAGCCAGATCTCGAGCTCTCTCGAGTTGGCCGAACAGCTTCTTTCTATCCATTGCTTACTCCTTTTTGTTCTGGGGATGAGAAGCATACCAGATATATTGCATCTGTCAACACCTACCTGTTATATGTTATGAGACGTGCCGCACGCGTGGATGAAAATCAATCGGACATCGTTGCCGCTCTGAGGGCGGTAGGGGCGACGGTGAGGGTGATAAGTCAGGGGGATGGGATACCTGACTTGCTTGTAGGGTTTATGGGAAAGACGATCCTGTTGGAGGTGAAGGATGGGAAGAAGCCGCCGTCTGCGCGCAAGCTGACGCCGGCGGAGCAGAAGTTTTTTGACGAGTGGCGGGGTGGATCGCTGGCGATAGTCAACACTGTTGATGAGGCGATTGCTGCGGTTACGGGGATGGGATAAAGTGGGGGCGCGGTAAGCAGTTGCCGCATTGCTTCTCCTATGAGGGTTAGTGGGGTCTGAAATATGACCCCACCTTTTTAGGGGCAACACGCATGGGGATTGTTAGGCTGAGGCTAGGCCGACCACCTTTGACGGAGAGAATCAGTCCCCAGCCGTGTTGGGTGCCTTGCGTCAGTCGGCAAGACTTGCGGGGCTTGCAGTTGCAGGGAATCCAACAACCAACACGCATGGGGCTGAAAGCGGGTTAGCGCCGCGGTCACTTTTACGAGTGTTGTTCAAGCCCACACTGCTTTATGTGAGCGGCCCCAGCCGTGTTGGGTGTTAAGCCAGCGTTCGAGGATGCCGACGCAGGTAGTTTTCTGGCTTTCCTGCCTGCCGTAGTTGAAGGCCAAATCGAGCCCAACTCCCCCACTTGACACGGATTTTCACCCCCAGATACAGTGGAACCGTTGCTGTGAAGGGCGACAAAAATTGAGGCCGTTTGCACATGCGTTCTGCCTTACGTAATGGACCCGAGAGCCATTATGTAAGGCCTTCACCAGAGCGCAGTTGCAAGCGGCTTTTTTCATTGGCAACGTTGCCAGCCCTCTCACTTCGACTTTGCCTCAGAGATCTATCGGGTTTTGGATCGGCATTGGGTAACTGGAGGAGGTTCCGCGGGGATAGTCCAGAGTGCACCGGTCCTACAACGTTCTGATCTGTGGCGAGAGCGCAAAGAAGCTGCATGGCGCATCCGGGGGAGTTATCTGTTCTATCCGTGGGGAGACTTGCGGGCGATGGGGCAGGTCTGTATGGCCGGGCTAGACACCGCTGGGGGTGGAAAGCATACAGAGATTGCGCGCTTAGCACGACGCAGTTCCACACGGAAGACTAAGCTACGGCTCCGGGGATGTGGAATGACGCCTGGGTGGAGACTGACCTCTCCCCTAGGCAGAGTTTTGCCAGCCGAGCCTTGCACTCACCAAGGATGTGAAATGAAAGAGGTCTCTAGGCTGAAGAGAAAGATGCAACGTCTGTCGTGGAAGTTGAAGGCTTCTACTATGACGGACAACGAGGTGGCTGATGCGCTTCGCAAGACGGCCGATCCGTTCCTGTACACCGAGGCGTGGCGCGCGCTAAGGCAAGAGGCCATAGCCAAGTATGGCTTGCTCTGCTGTAGCTGTGGCCGAGAGAACAGCCGCAAATTCCCTATAAACTTTGACCACGTCAAGCCGCGCAAGTTCTTTCCCGAGCTGGCGTTGGACATCAACAACCTGCAACCACTATGCGGTCCTTGCAACAAACGCAAGGGTAATCAAACTATTGATTACAGGAAACACAAGTAATCAAATTCATTTCCGCCTGGAAACCAAAGAATTCAGCTGTCACTTAGGTGACATTTTTTTGTTGACGGGTGGTGCACATAAGCGTACATTTCTGCACATGGCAGCAGCAAGACTGTCATTCATCAACCTAAATTGGAGTAAGCAAATGAGCGTGAAAGAAGAAACTGGTGTTATCACCGCCCCCAAGTTTGGCACCGTGCAGTTCATCATCGAGGGCACTGCCCCGCTGGTGGTGGAGCGGTTCAGCAAGAAGGCGGAGCTGATGGCCAAGATGGCAGAGGGTTCATCTGCAAAGAACAAGAAAGAGCGTAGTGCACGGGACTATGACAAAGAGGCCGAGGAGGCCCGTTACCGTTCGCCCGAGGGCTGGGAGGGTATGAATGCTGCGGCCTTCCGCGCGGCCATGATCAGTGCCTGCCGTCTGGTAGGTTTCAAGATGACGCTGGCCAAGCTGTCCACCTTCGTTGAAGCTGACGGGTTTGATAAGAACGACGGGGTTCCGTTGGTCCAGATCTATGGTGAGAGCCACACGTACACCGCTCATACCCGCAACGCGACCGGCGTGGTGGATGTGCGTTCACGTCCGATGTATCGCAAGTGGGCAGCCAAGCTGTCGGTGCGGTATGACATGGACCAGTTCAAGATGACAGATGTATTGAACCTTGTGTCCCGTTGCGGGATGCAGGTAGGGATCGGGGCGGGCCGTCCTGACAGCAAAGCTTCGGCTGGCTGTGGGTTTGGCTTGTTCCGTGTGGTGGAGACCGACCGCGAAAAAGAGGTCATGAAGCAATTCAAGATCAAGTGATTTGCTAGGCAGGCCGGGCTAGGCGCGGCGCGGCTCGGAACGGCCTGGCTTGGAGAGGCATGGCAGGCTAGGCTCGGCTTGGCACGGAGTGGCGCCGTTAGGATCGGCAACTCAAGGCAGGCTAGGCGCGGCGCGGCTCGGAGCGGCTTGGTTTGGCGTGGCATGGCGTGGTTGGGCAACGCAGGCGAGGCAAGGCACGACGGGGTAAGACCCGGAGAGGCAGGGCAGGCTTGGAGAGGCGGGTATAGGCCAGGCCGGGAATGGTGTGGTGCGGAATGGCAACGCAGGCTAGGCGAGGCCGGGATAGGAGTGGTATCGCAAGGACTGGCAGGCGAGGAGAGGCTTGGCAAGGACGAGCAAGGCGTGGTTTGGCAACTCAAGGCAGGCGTGGTGAGTCGAGGTTCGGTCAGCTTTGGATTGGGAAGGCAGGCAAGGTGTGGCGAGGCGAGACCGGGTACGGCATGGCCGGGTGTGGCAGGCATGGTTAGGCTCGGAGCGGCCGGGATCGGCTAGGCAGGCAATTTTTTAACAGGAGAGAAGCATGAGTTTGGAAATTGAAAAGACAGTACTGATGGATATTGCCAAGAAAAACGGCGGCATTCTTCAGGTGGATGCGGTATTGGAGGAGGCCAAGGACGAGGACAGTCCTTTGCACAGTCACTTTGAGTGGGATGACAGTGCTGCCGCGGAAGCGCACCGCCGCTATCAGGCGCGCGTCCTGATCCAGCGATGCAAGATCACCATCGTGGAGTCGGAACCAACCACTATCCGGGCGTTCGTAAGCCTTCAGTCAGACCGAGAAGCTGGCGGCGGCTATCGCATGACGACCAAGGTCATGGATGACGAGGCCCTGCGGGAGGAGTTCCTGCGGGACATCCGTCTGACCATTGCGCGCTGGAACCAGAAGCTGAACCTGCTGGACTCCATCACGGCGGACCTAATCTACAAGCTGGAAGAGGCGGTGCAGCCGGCAACGGCACCACTGGAGAAGCGGGCATGAAGCGTGCCCTGATCATGGCGCTCATGGTGGGCTCGGCGCATGCTGAGTTCGTGGATGGCAACAAGTTGCTGAGCCAGATGAAAGACTCTAGTTACTTTGCGCAGGGCCATGCCTTGGGATATGTAGCAGGAGTGGCTGACGTTGGCCTTGGTTTTATCCATTGTGCGCCGACCAACCTGACGGCTGGCCAGTTGAATGACATGGTTAAGAACTACCTTGAGAACACTCCGGCAGAGCGGCACTTGACCGGAGACACCATCGTCAACAAAGTTCTCAAGACTGTATGGCCCTGTGCAAAACGCAACAGCTCACTGTGAGGGAAAGAAAATGACATTGATTCAACTAATGCTCGCAGACCTGAATTCCCGCATGACGCAGGAAAAGATAGGGGTTGAGGTTGGCCTGTCTCAGGCTGCAGTATCCCGGCTGATCCGAGGCGTGTCTCAAAACACCACATACCAGCAGGGCTCAAAGATCAAGGCGCTCCATCAAAAGCATTTCCCGCAAAACATTCAGGATATCAAGGAGGCCGCCGGCAAGATCGAAGATCTAAAGCGCTCTCTTGTTGTTTCCCAAGGCAACTTTGAGGAATCCATGCGTCACATTGAATACCTCAACAAGAAGATCAACGGCATGCTTGGGCGGCGCTGTATGTTATGCCGGGTCAAAGCTTTCTTTACTCGGGGGTAATATGAAATCAGAAGAGGACGAGGCATTTGATGAGATTGAGCAGGCGCAGGGCTGGCGTAAACGTCAGATTGCAGACCGCGTGCAAGCGGACATAGATCCGTACACAGCCAAGGTTAGGAATGACACGATTGAGGAGGTGGCACAGGCCATCGAGCAATTCAAAGGCGCGTTTGGGCAGACCACGGTGGACAGCTTTGCCGTGTACATCAGGGGGCTAAAGCGATGAAGAGAGAGCTATTGATTGGCTGCGGCGCCAAGCGGGACAAGAGAATGACCTGCGATGGCACTCAGGAGTGGAGCAATCTATCCACCTTGGACAACAACAAGGACCACAACCCAACCCATCTGATCGACCTGTCTGTCCTGCCGTACCCGCTGGGCGATAACATCTTTGACGAGATTCACGCCTACGAGGTGCTCGAGCACACTG